GTGAGCCGACCGGAGGAACCAGACGAGGGAATTGATGCGGAGGTTTTTTTCATGTTGCCGAAGACATTGACAGAACACATGGGTGAGACCATCGTTATGTATACTGATCCGGTCGACAAGGGGCAGCACAAAGGTATGCGCGGCGGCGTACTCCTTCGAGAGGGGGCCATGGAAGCTATCTCTCTATCCCCCAGTGAGTTCCAGTCCAGGCTTCCCGAGGAGTTCCATGGGAAGAGATCGCCCGACCTCTACTACTCCGGCGCGGGATTTGGCCAGAAGCATGGTTCCCTGGAGGTGGGGCCCGTCCGAAAGGGGGAGTAGCAGTCGGGGAGTCGACTCCCGAAGCCTCGCTGGTCACGACCGGCGTGATCCGCCGAGACTCCAATCGTGTGCCAGGCGCTTCGAGGTGCGAACCGAGGGCTGAGTGGTAAGCCCGGGAGATGCAGGACATGCGTTCCATGCCAGTCCGCCCGAACGTGTGTCCAGCATCCCCGCTCCCCCACTCCTACTCTGATCGGTCTTTGCCATAGGGAAAAGGAGTATTCCCTATGGCCCGCCGTGCTGTCCGCATCACCCTTGACGAGTCCGTCCTGAGGAAGCTCGATTCAAAGCTCTCCGGCGGCAACCGGAGCCGCTATATCGAGGCCCTGGTCTGCCTCGACCTTGAAGCCCCGCCGCCGTCCGGCGGTGACGCGCGCACGGCCCGGGCGCAGGCCGATGCGGACGCGAAGCTGTCCAGCCTTCTGGACCAGGCCCTTGCCGACCGCCTTGCCCGTGACCCCGCCACTGTAATCGACGCGCTCGATCCCAAGACTCTTGCCAACCTTGTCGCCCGGCGCAGTCCGAAACCCCAGGACCAGGACGCCGAACTCACCCAGTCGTACCTTCAGCTCTCCGAGAGCCTGCGTCAGACCGCGTCCATCCCCGACATCACCCAGGAGCTGTCGAAGGCCCGTCACCGGATCGAGGGGCTGAGGGCGGAGCTGGAGCTGTCCCGGAAGGAGGTGATCTTCATGCGTGCGAAGATCACGAAGGAGCCGGGTGCCTGGGAGAAGCTCAAGGAAGCCCTGGGCACCTTCGCCGAACGCTGCCGGGCATATGCCCGCGATGCCGAGGACCGGGGTCTTGAGCTTGACGACCTGCGTCCGCTGATCATCTACCCGGGGAAGGAGCAGGCCGATGGCGCCGCTGATTGACGGGAAGGCCCTTGACGGGCTTCACTCGGAGCTTGCGTTCTGGCTGAAGCGCTGGTCGCGGTGCCCTCTGGCGTACGTGATCGAGTGCGTGGGCGACACGCCGAGCCACCAGCAGGCCGCGATCCTGAACGCGCTGGCTGTGCATCCGTTCGTGGCGGTTCGTTCGGGTCACGGGATCGGGAAGACCCGGCTGATGGGGTGGGTGGCGAACTGGTACATGGACACGCGGTGGGACCCGTCGCGTGCGCTTCACCGTGTACCGATCACCGCGGGCAGCCGTGACCAGCTCGAGGACGCGATCTGGCCTGAGGTCGTGGGCGTGGCGAACCGGAAGTGGCCGTGGCTTCGTGACCGGTACTCGATCCTGAGCGACCGGATGGTCTGCCGGGAGAGTCCGGACGCCTGGTTCACGACCCTGCGCACGGCCCGGCGTGAGACGCCCGACGCTCTGCAGGGGTTCCACGAGTGCTTCTTCCTGATCGACGAGGGCAGCGCTGTCCCGGACGAAGTGTTCCAGGTGGCGCGCGGTGCGATGGGCGACCCGGGGTCCATGGGCCTGATGACCGGGAACCCGGTGCGTCTGGACGGCTACTTCCACGAGGTCTTCCACAACGCCCGGTCCGCGTGGCACTGCCTGCACTTCGCCTCGGACGACTCGCTGTACGAGCACGAGTACTCGTACCCGTACGTCAACCCGTTCGGCGAGGTCGAGCGGGTCACGGTCCGGGGCAGGCAGACCACGCGGTGGGTGGAGGAGATGCGCGAGGAGTTCGGGGAGCGGAGCGCGACGTACCTGGTCCGGGTGAAGGGCGAGTTCGCGCGGGTGGACGCGGACCTGATCATCGATCCCTCGGGCCTGGCCGCGGTCTGGACCCTGCCGAAGTTCGATGACGCCTCGCACCCGGTGCTCATGGGCGTCGATGTGGCGCGGATGGGCGCGGACGACACGGCCGTGGTGATCCGGCAGGGCCGGAACATCCTGCACTGCCAGTCCTGGCACGGTCACGACCTGGTCGAGAGCCGCCGCCGGATCGAGGTGCTCCAGGCCGAGTGGAAGGCGAAGCGGATCCTGGTCGATGTGATCGGGAACGGCTCGGGTCTCTACGACGAGCTCCGGCACCGGGGATATCCGGCGGCGGCTGTGGACGTGGCGACCCCGGCCCTGGACGACGGTGATGCGCGCTGTCACCGGCTGCGGGACTCGCTCTGGTGGCGGGCGCGCCAGTACTTCCGGCGGGGCGTGCACTTTGCCGGCGGCGCCCAGGACCGGGAGTGGCAGGGCCTGGCAAAGGAACTGGGCGCGCCGACCTATGACGCGCGCTCGGGCGTGGTGAAGGTCGAGAGCAAGGACGACCTGAAGAAACGGCACGTGCCTTCGCCGAACCGCGCGGACGCGCTGATCCACACGCTTTTCGAGGATTTCCGGATCCACGAGCACGTGAAGACGCCAAAACCGACCGCACGTCGGAAACACCGTGATGCCAGGAGGATGTGGAAGGTTTTGTAGTTACGTTGATCGGTCTTTTGCAGAGGGTAAGGAGACATCCATGCCCGGGACCGTACCACAGCACAGATTCTACGCGTGGCTGAGCGCCTGCGCCCAGTACGAGTCGAAGTGGCGTCGTGAGAACGAGGCGGCGTACGACTACTACGATGGGGAGCAGTGGACCGACGAGGAGCAGGCGATCCTCGACGCCCGCGGTCAGCAGCCGACCGTACTCAACGTGATCCGTCCGACGATCGACCTGGTGGTGGCCATGCAGGCCGAACGCCGGATCGACTACCAGATCGTGGGGCGGGAGGAGTCGGACGAGCTGATGGCGCGCCTGCTGACCGAGCTGCTGAAGCAGGTCTTCGACACGTGCGACTACAGCTACTACGAGACGCAGGCGTTCCGCCAGGGTGCGATCGGCGGCCGGGGCTGGCTGGGGGTGAGCGACCGCGACACGGAGGGGAACCGCCAGATCTCGGTCGAGCACATCCCCTGGGAGGAGATGTACGTCGATCCCTATCACCGCAAGCCCGACGGCAGCGATGCGCGCTGGATGATCCGCCGGGTGTGGATGGACCGTGACGAGGCCCGGACCCGGTGGCCGGACAAGGAGCCGGACCTGGACAGCTGCTTCACCGACGACTACCACGGGCTGGAGTACGAGGCGCAGCTGGAAGCCGCGGACCGGGGCCTGGCGCAGTACGACATCCGTCGCGACCGGATCGCGGTGCACGAGACCTGGTACCGGGACGCGACCGGTCAGGTCCGGTACTGCGTCTGGAGCGACCAGGTGTTCCTGGAGGGGAGTCCGGACAGTGACGCGGCCAACGAGCGCCCCTACACCCTGAACGCCTTCCCCTACGTCTGCTTCTACGCCTTCCGCCGCCACAGGGGGCAGCCGCGCGGCCTGGTCAAACTCATCGAGAGCGCCCAGGACCAGATCAACAAGCTGAACAGCAAGTACCTGTGGTGCCTGTCGAGCAACCGGCTGATGGTCGAGCAGGGGGCTGTCGACAACCCGGACGAGGCGCGTGAGGAGTGGTCGCGTCCGGACGGCCTGGTGCTGCTGAACAACGGCGGCCTGCAGAAGACCAAGACCGAGGACAACCTGCGCGAGGCGTCCTCGATGCTGCAGCACCTGTACTTCCTGCTGACCATGGTCCAGCGCACGTCGGGGGTCAACGACTCGATGATCGGGGTGGGCGGGACCAACGAGCGGTCGGCGCAGCAGCAGACCCAGCGGATCCTCCAGGGCGCGTCCATGATGACGAGCCTGATCGAGAACCTGTGGTTCGCCAAGCGCCGTGTGGCGCGGCTGATCCTGCGCTTGATCGGCGAGACCTACACCGACCGGATGGTGGTGCGTGTGGTCAACCCGGACGGCACGGCCAGTCACTACGCATTGAACGACCCGGAGGGCGCGGACGGGGACGGCGAACCGGTGTTCGCGAACCGGATCGAGGACATCCTCCGGTTCGATGTGGTGCTCAGGGAAGTGCCGCCGTTCTCGACCACGCGCGAGAACTCGATGAAGATCTTCAGCGAGGTGCTGAAGAGCGGCGTGCTCCCGCCGCAGATCGCGGGGAAGGTGATCCTGATGCTCAGCGACCTGCCGGGCAAGGAGGACATCATCTACGAACTGGAGCAGACCTACGCCGCAATGGCCGGGCAGCAGGGCCCGGCATGATCATAGACAGCAGGCCCCCCGCCGCGCGGGACTCGGCCCAGCAGAGGACACAGCAGGCATGAACGACCACGACGGAATGGCCGCCTTTCTCGAGGGATTCGACGAACGTCACCCCGCAGAGGAACGCGCCGACGACCCGGCGGACCTGGGCAACGGCCGCCACTGGGAGTCTTCCGGGGACACTCCCCGCGACTCGGACAGCGAGGTCGGGACACCGGAGGAACCTCCGAAGGACACGGCCCCGGACGACGCCGCTCCGGACACGGATTCCGGCGGGGACGGGAAGCCCGATGAGGGGGACCTCCGCAGGGAGGTCGCGACGCTCGAGAAGCGGATGAAGGACAACCAGGCCTCGTACACGCGCGAACACCAGAGGGTGCTTGAGCTGGAGAAGGAACTGGCCGCACTCCGTGAACGGGCGGCCGCGAGGCCGGACGCGGACCCGGACGCCGATCCCGACGAGGGTGACGGTGACTGGTTCGCGGACGGAGAGAAGGACGGGGAAGGGAAGACGGAGAAGGACGGAAAGCGCGCGGACGCAAAGGACCCGCTCCAGGAACGGCTCGACCGGATCGAGCAGAAACTGGAAGAGGCCCAGCGGCAGGAAGCGTTGCGGGAGTGGCGTCGGAAAGAGGAGGCGTTCAGGGCCGGGCATGAGGACTACGACGAGCTTGTCGAGCAGTTCGTGGTGCCCGAGTTCGAGCGCAGCCCCGAGACCCGGCGACGTTGGGAGGCCGAGGGTGCGACCCCGGAGAAGGCCTACGAGCTGGCGAAACGCCTGAAGCTCACGGCCGAGATCGCGGCGGACCCGGAGGCCTACAAGGAACAGCTCAGACAGGAACTCATGGAGTCCCGGAAGGACGACGGGACGCCGCGGAAACGCCCGGCCAGGGTGTCCGGCAGCAGCACACCTCCGCCCGCGGAAGCGGACGGACGCGCGACCGGCATCCTTGACGAGGTGTTCGGCGGCTGACCCCGGTTCTCCGGGTTCCCGGGAGACAGATAATGGCATACTTCATCGTCGGCACGGGCGAGGACGTCACTCCTCTCCAGCACTCGCACAACATCTTCAAGGAATACCTGATGCAGCTGGCTCTGAAGCCCTTCATCGGGCGGAAGGGCTCCGGCAGACCCATCATCGTCGACGACGAACTGAAGGGCAGCGCCGGTGACACGGTGCGGTTCCACTTCATTCCCCAGAACTACTCGGACGGGATCATCGGCCAGGACGCGAGCGTGCTGGGCAACGAGCAGACCCTGGAAGAGAAGACGATGGACCTGTCCATCGACGAGGTGAACCAGGCGTTCCGGAAGAAGGGCCGGATGACCGACAAACGGATCATCTGGAAGTTCCGGAAGGAGGCGAAGAGCCAGCTCTCGAACTGGTTCGCGCAGAAGTCCGAGGACTGGCTGTTCGAGGCGCTCACCGGTGTCCGGAACGGCATGACGTACCTCTGGAGCAACACGACCGACCTGGTCAGCGGCACGGGCCGGTGCATCCGTGCGGACGGCGCCGCCGGCGCGGAGACCGTGACGGCCGCGGGCTCGGACAACACGGCGCTTGCCGCGGCGATGAACAGCGCGGACAAGTTCAACGTGGACGTGATCGAGCTGGCCGTGATCCAGGCGAAGCAGGGCAACTCGAGCTACCGGATGCGTCCGGTCCGGGTGGGGAAGAACGGCGAGGAGTTCTTCATCCTGTTCGTGGATCTGCGGGCGGCGCGCGACCTGAAGTCGGACCCGCGCTGGGAGAACAAGGCCTACAGCGTGATCGAGCGGGGGATCGGCGACGATCCCCTGGCCACGGGCGCGCTCGGGACCTGGGACAACGTGATCGTCAAGACCAACGAGCGCATCAAGCGCTTCACGGTGGACGGCGGCACGAACACGTACGCGCGGAACCTGCTGGTGGGCGCGGACGCCGCGGTCCTGGCCTGGGCCTCGACCATCGACTACACCGAGGAGCTGATCGACCACGGCCGTCAGCTCTCGTGTGCGGCGAACGAGATCCGGGGGCAGAAGAAGCTGACGTTCGACGGCGTGGACATGGGCGTGATGCAGGTCATCACCGCCAGCAACTGAGCCCGGTAAGGCCCCCTCCTCCGGGAGGGGGTACAGGAGGTATATGACATGGCGAGCACTGCGTTTTCGGCGAAGCTGCCGATCACGAAGACCTGCCTGGCGGGCGGCAGACGCATGGCCTGCGGCATCGCCGCACTGACCACGGGCACGGTCGAGCTGGACACCGGGCTGAACTCGGTGGACTGCCTGGTCTGCACGGCGGTGGGCGACACGGACACCGAGGCGGTGGCCTTCCGGATCCGGGAGGACCTGCCGAGCACGTCCGGGGTGCTGACCGTCGACGGGACCAAGCTCGATGAGGGCGAGGCCGTGGCGAACGCGGGCAGCGAGCAGTTCTGCTGGTTCGCGATCGGCAGGTGACAGAAGACACATCCGGGCCCGGGGTCCGATGAACGTTTCAGGACAGAGGAGACACTCCGATGGCAGCGACCGACATCACTGCACTGGTCGAGCAGAAGAAGACGAACAACACGTTCCACAACCTGTTCGAGCAGCACATCTACGACATCGACGTGGCCAACAGCGATTTCGAGGGGATCGAAACCGTGGCCACTCATAATCTGGTCACGATCCCCGAGGGCAAGGCCCTGGTCAAGGGCTTCGCGGTCGTCAAGGATGCGGTCACGTCCGACGGGAACGCCACGGTCCAGTTCAAGGTCGGGAGCGACACCCTGACCGGGGCGGTGGCCAAGGCCAACCTGGCGGCGGGCGACGTGATCGAACTCTCGCCGAACGATGCGGACGGGACCGGCGGCGTGGCCGGCTACGCCGCGGCCGCGGCCGACACGCTGGACATGACCGTGGGCACGGCCGCGCTGACCGCGGGCCGGTTCCTGCTGGTCCTCGAGTTCATCGACGTGGCCACGATCCTGGCCCAGGGCAACGTCTGACGCGGGGGCACGGGAGGGCCGGTGTCCCTTTCT